TTACCAGCATCAACTGCAATTTCACCATTAGTGATATCATCATCGTTGATTTCAAATGACATTAGATTAGTTGCGTCCAACATTGCTTTTGCTTTCATAGCATCGTTTTTGTTCTTGAACTTGTATTCAACATATTCAACCTTTTCGTTGACTTGTTCTGACTTCTCACCTTCTCCTTCATAGTTCTTATCAATGTAATCAAAGAACTTCTTCTTCTCTTCATCAGATTTGAAATCAGCAGGACTATCAACACCAAACTTCTTCAGTGCTGCCTTGAAGAACTTTTCATATTCTTCTTTGGAACCTTCATCCACTTCTTTGTCTTCGTTCTGTCTTTTTAGAACTGCGGCAACTTGTGGATGATTAGACAATCCCTTTTTAATCTTTTCAATAGCATTAACTGCACCTGTCATGTTACCACCTTTGTAACGTTTGTCAGACGCAATACCGATTGCCATCTTTACTTCTTTATCAGAGAAATTCATTTTCTCTGAAACTTCTTCGTGATAACCTTTACCATCGCAATGGTCACAACCTTTACCCTCACATTGAGGACATTCAGTCTTTTCATTCTTAGGTTTCTCACCTTTTTCTTTTTTCGCAATTGCGATTGCAGCCTGTTGAGCAGGAGAGACTGCCTCTAGGACTGCACTTTCCAAACTATTTGGTTTGGTCTTTAGATACTTACCCATTTGGTTTCTCCTGTGCGTTAAGTTTATTAATGGTTTCTTGTGCCTTTGCAATCTGCAACTGCAATTGAGCAATACGAGTTTTCTTTTTATCTTCTCTGCCCTGTTCAACGGCTTTTGCACCGTCAGACTTCTCTGGTTCTTTTGGTTCTTCTTCTTCTTTTACAGATTCTAGTTTACCACCAGCATCTACGAAAGCAGCGATTGCCATTTTCTTTTTATCTTCTTCTGATTTTCCATCAAACTGTGGTGCATCTGATTTTTGGAAATCTGTAATCCATGCACCCAAACCATCAGAGACTTTTAGTTTCTCTGCAATTGACAATGCAGCTTCTTTCATTGTCTCTTCTTTATACATGTTCAATTCGTATTTACCGTTGTCCATACCATAGACTTGGACTTGGATTGCCTTCTTACCATCCTTACCCATTAAACGATAAGAGTTAGTCTTACCTTTTGATGGTTTACGAGGGCCCGATGCAACCTTGTCATCAATCTCTTTAGGGTCAACTTCGATACCAAACTTCTTCTTTGCAAAGTCATATGCGTGTTTCATTGCAGACGAAAAGTCTTTATGATAGAGTTCGTAACCAGTAGAAGACTTGCCTTCTTCTAGTGGTTGAGAAGGCCACTGGATAGGTTCTACACCTTCTTTAATATCATCAATAGATGCACCCATATCACCGATTGCAAATGTTACCTTACCATCTCTCTTGTATAGGAACTTCTTAACTGCCTTCTCATTACCTTTAGTAACTAGAGTGACTTTTTCTACTTTACCTTTGTTTACTACATTCTTTGCTTTAACAACATAATCAACAAAATCTGTTCCCTTACTAATTGTAGAACTAGTTTTGAGTTTGATAGTATCACCTCTTTTAAGTTTATCAAATGCTTTAACCAACTTAGGGTCATCCATCTTCATCTCATCAAGGTCGAGTTCTTCATTCATATCACCGTGTTCGATGTTTGCATAAAGAGATTTCATCTTCTCAAAAGTTCCAGAGAGTTTGTTCTGCATCCATTCTGGGAACTCACCACCATTTTCAATATGTTGCATAATTTCATCAGCAGCATATTTCATGAATTCTAGTTGGTCTTTTGCCATACCACCTTCGTCTGGAGATGCTGGTTGCATATCCTCTGGATTTTCTTTAACAGACTTCCCCTCACGAATTGTAGAAAGGATTTCTCTCATTGTCGAACTGTATCTAGTCATAATCGTTTTCCTTTATCTGTAACAACAGATTTCCTTTACCTTTAATTAACCTATGATACTCCATCTTAGGAATATAATAGTTGTTACCTTTCTCAAGTTCTTCGGGAAGACGGTTATCCATTTGGATTTTCCATCCATCACCTTGTAACACTTTTACTTCTCTAGTTTGTTTATCTCTGTGCCAGATTAATTCTGACTCATTAATATCACCAGAAAATTCTCTTATAATATAATCATTCTCTAATACTTCAGTATATGGTCTTACCAAAAGAAGTTTCCTCCACCACTCAATCCAAGTTGTTTTGCATAACGAGGTAGGTTACATGCCCAGTAACCTGCTTTTGTTTTGTCTTTTTGGTTTTCACAATCATGACGGGCAGCAAAAGATTTCCTTGCTGCTGGGTCATCCAGTTTAACCTTCAATCCTGTAGTGTCACCCCATGTGACTTTCTTAATATTACCTGTAGATGGGTCTTTTACATACACATAGTATTTCTTGGGCCCACCTGCCTTTGGCTTATTTAGTTCGACATCTTTTCCTTGATACTCTGATTCTACCATCGGACAGTCCAAAGGAACATTCTCTCCTTCATATACTGCATATTTTCCAATGTCTCCTTCAATGAGTTCTTTATCAAAACCTTGCAAATTTAACTTTCCTTGTTCAAATTGCGTTCTTTTCTCATTAAAGAATTCAAAATACTTTTCTGAACCTACACGAAAAATGTTAGATTCAATCAGATTAGAAGTAGAGCATTCGTTACAACAATCTGGTGTTCCACAATTGACATGTTCAAAAAAAGTATTAATAGTGTTTCTTTCTTTTTCTACTTCTTTATTTGCTTTTGTAATTGCAGATTCCACATCAGTCCCCACTTCAATAGGTTTAGTTGGGTCACCAGTTACCCACCCTCCATTTGACTTATCCTTTTTAGGGTCAACTTGGCCTGGGTAGTGCCCGAAACTTTCCTTAAACTCAGAAAACTTCCTAATAGGTTGGCCTGGCGTCATGGATTGATTTTTTTCTCTACGAGCATCAGTGCCAATCTCTCTATCATCTTCTACTTCTTCGGACTTCCCTTTATGTTTTTTCCACAAGTCGGCATCGGCAGTGGTTCGTGTCTTACCACCAGTAATAAAACTGTTGACTCTTGCGTGTCCCCACTGCTCTGGAGTTGTGCCTGGTCTGTGACCAGTTCTCCATGCGGCAACACCTCTCTTGTAAACTTGTTTCAGAATAGATACTGAAATCCCAGATGCCTCTGCTTTTTTAGCAAGAGACTTATCTGCGTCTTCATCAATCATCTGACTCTCTTTATACAAGTCTGGAAATTTCTTCTTCATCTTATTTGTAGACTTAGATGGTTTTGTCTTTGCAGATGCATCGCCTGGAGCAGGTTTATATGCACTAGGGTCATCATCATCTTTTTCTTTACCTTTATTGAAATGTGCATCTCTTTTGTCTTTAGTAGACTTTGCCATTTCATCACCTTCGGCATCTTTTGCAAAATACTTAGCGGGTTGGGTTCCTTTTTTCTTTTTTAAATCTGGGTCTTCTTTTTCATCAAGTTCTTCGTCTAGTTGTAGTTCATACAACCATCTACGATGAGTTGTTCCATCTTCTTCTGCAAAGGTAACATAGTTTGTTCCTCTACGAATTACTGCACCAGTAACTCCAGTATAATTATCAGTAACAGTGTCACCAATGTTTAATACTTCACCTTTGACATACATATCTCTGAATACATCTTCAGAAGTAATCTCTTCATGAATAGGATTAAACGATTCACGAATACCCATATACTTACGAATATCTTTGAATAGTTTTTCACCACTCTTAAACCCACTTGGAAGTCCAAGTTTAAATTGGTCAAAGTTATTTGCAGATGCAGCAGCACGCATTTTAGATGCAGACATTCCTGTCACACCTTCTGCGTCTGGGTCACGTTCTCCAGCAGATACTACATTGATAGAATCAAAGTTATAGAAACCATGTCTACCTTCTACATTATTATACTTTGTTAATAGTGATTTAAATTCATCAACTCTATCTGAACCAACGACCATCACTACATTCTTAAATCCTTTATCAAACAACTCTGTTGCAATTGCAAACACATTCTTATTGTTTGATGCGATAATGTTTTTCTTATGTTTTGGAAACATTGCTCGCATATATGCAATCTTCTTTGCATGTGGAAGTGGGTCTTTCTTCGCATTCTGTGAATGTGAAGGGAAAACCATATAGGTAGCACTATTCTGTTTTGCAACATCAGAAAGTTTTGTAATTAGTTTTTCATGCCCAGTTGTAGGGGGATTGAATCTACCAAAAGTAAAAACTATTGTGTTATCTCTTGCTTCTCTTAATTCTGAAAAACTTTTCATTCTTCACTACCACCTTGTCTTACTTGTTGCAATCTTTCTCTTTCGGCGCCTTTAATTTTAATCTTTAACTTTTTAGCAATCTTTTGAATTGCAGCACCTTTCTTAGAAACAACACGATTATCCAATTCTAATCTTGCAGCAAGTGGAAGTTCTTTATACTCACCCTTGTCCAAACCAGAATATTTCTGAATAATAATCTCTCTTGCCTTTTTCAATGCACGTTTATGAATTGTAGCAGGGTCTGCCATTTTCAACTTCTTACGTTGCACCTTTGCTTTAAATGCAGAAGACCTTGCTAGTTTCTTCATACGCAATGCGGCTTTACGTCTCTGGTCACGAGACATAACCTTACGTTCAATAAGTTCATCAGATAATTCTTTATATGTCTTCATCTGTCCCATGCCTTGATTGCAGTAAAGTTATTAAAACTAAATTCCATTCTGTCTACTAGTTTAACTGCACCACCAGTTGTTCTATCAATTGCAACATATCCTTCACCATCAGTCACTTTAAATCCGTTACTTGTGCGAATAAATGTTCCAATCTGCTTAACACTATTTAGTTTCTTGATAATACCCATTTTTGCGTCAACAATATGGTTTTGAAACTCAATAATACTTGCGAGGTTTCTTGTGTGTTTCTTCAACTCACGAACTACCTCTTTCTTTTTTGTTTCTAATTCTGTCTTCTTGGCAGGAGTTTTTAGTTTATCAATTTGTTTTTGGAAAGTGCCTTCTACCCACTTAATATATCCTGCTGCATGAGATGATGGATTTGTAATCTTCTCACCCTGTCTAACTTTACTATTGTTATATGTCTTTAGTGAACCACCAGCAAGATTACCCTTACTAAATGTATTCTCTTGTAGACTTAAAAACTTCTTCAACAAACCAGAGTCAACTTTTCTAAATGTCTTACCAGCATTTGATAGAGATGCAGTAACAG